GTGGGGTGCACGCGGGGGAACGGATACTTCTGTAGACGCAGAACTGGATGTGAACCTTACCGATGACGGGCAGGCTGTGATTACGGTAACCTACATCATAAATGACAATGTGCTTACAACATATGTGCCGATTGAAACGATGCATTCCGGCAGACACATTTTGAATCTGTATTATCCGTTAAGCGGACTGGAGGCAAATGCCTACAACACTTTCCGGGTAAGAATGCGAATAGCGGGTGGCACGGCACTCATAGACAGAGGACAGGGCATCTGTACCATAAGCGGACAGGGACTTTCTTCCAATAATGTATGGGACGGCCGTCTTGAATTTACAGAGACCTTGGAAGAACTGATAGGAACAGCCGGAACAATGCCTGTAAGGGAAACAACAGCATCCGTAAAGATGCATACGGAAGTTCCAAAGCCTGTAGGAATTACGGATTTGTTCTCACTTGTTTCTTTGGAGTCTTATGGTGTGATGGGGATGGCAGAAACAGTCAGAGTTAACCCTGTGATTGTAACGGAAACCATAGAAACTGCTGATGAGGCAGAGATGAACTTTAACAGATATTATGTGAAGACAGATTCTGTATTTGAGTTCCAGACGGACTATAAGTTTACAAGTCAGGAATATCCTATTGATTCCGGCAGAATGGCAAAGGTAGTAACCAATACGGAGCAGTTTGCACGTATTGATGAATTGGAGGTGTCAGAGAATGGCTAATTACAGTTCCCTTGAGGAGATGCTCAATACAACAGAAAATATGCAGCATCTGGTTGTAAGTACCGGGCATGACGATGACACCATGACCTTTGATGGTGTGGACTGGTTCATGTTTAATGGCATAAAGGCATCCAGCCTTTATGTCAGTGGTAACAGCTGGATAGGTCTTGGGGCAAATGCAGAACAGTTGCTTGTATGCAGGAGGGATGCCAAGATGTGGGATTTTTATAGGGAGGAGGCAACCCTCTTTAATGTGTACAGAGTCCTGAAAATCAGATGGGAAGGATATGCACAGTACAACAGCACTTCTTCGGATGTCCGTCTTATTTACGAATGGTTCTTTTTTGAAACTGGGGATATTATGCTGAATCTGATACAGCCACCTAAGAGCAGTGGTTATCTTGGCAGTAACCGAATCAATGGCGGAGTGAATCAGAATTTTAATGTTACGGCGGGTTTATCAGAATATGTATCCCTCTATCATGAAGATGATACGGGTACGGCTTACACCCTGAAATATGAACTGTTGGATATCAATCCGCCTTATGACCACAGATACCTGCTTTCGGATAAAGACGGCAAGTATTACAGAACGGAACATGAAAAGGCATTTGTTGATGCCGTTGTGTTTAAAGGGTATCAGTGTATCCGAACAGGCATTATTCCAGATCAGGATACAAGGGTTGTGGTTACGCTCAATACTTCTTCATTTGGAGATTATGCTTTGTTTGGAGCAAGAACAAGTACATCTGAAGACAAGTTTGGAGTATTTCTTACAAGTTCTACACAGATGAACGGACAATACGCCACGGAGTCCGTAACGGCAGAAGTGGATGATTACTCCGGCATTGATGTGACAGTGGAACTTTCCAAGGAAGGATTAAAGAGGGATGGAGTTGTGATTGCAGAATTTACGGAGACAGAATTTGTAGCCCCCGTGGAACTCGTGATTGGAACATATAATACCAACGGCACACTTGATTCAAGGTATTTCAAAGGGCAGATTACAAAAATCGAGGTATGGGAAGGCGAGGAACAGCAGCTTGATTTGATTCCATGTGTGGATGAGAGTCTGCAGGTCTGTTTTTATGACAATCTGTCTGGGAACTGTTTTTATAACAGCGGATATGGAAAACTTGGGTTTGTGGATGCAGAAGGGAAATATGATGAGGCTACAAAGCTGGTGGAGGTTACTTTTGAAGAACTGACCGCAGAAATCTTTCGGTCAGAGGGATTTGAGGATTTTCCAAGGAGCGAGGTACTTACAAGACTTATAAATCCGTCATTATTATACTGGCATGATTCCGAGGATGATTTGCCGACAATGGCAGTTACCCTTAAGGCTGTGCCACCTGTTCAGACTGTCTATTCAAAGAATACACAAATGCTTGACAGCACAATCCTTGGAATAGAAAAGGTCGAGATTGAGGCAGACGATACGACCTTGTTTGCTTTCTCCTTTGATGCCGGGCAGACTTGGAAGGCATATATTGAGAATGCGTGGGTCAATTTATCGGAGGAGACAAGTGGCATGAGCAGGGAAACAGTGGAGGCAATCGGAACGGATGCCTGGGCAATTGCAAACGAGCAGATGCAGTACATGGTTCGGTTCACCCTGATTGAGGGTGGCTATTGTAAACGCATCATCATTCATTATATCAATTAGGAGGTGGGAAGATGCTGAAAGGAAAAACGATTATAGAACTGAAAAATGCTGTAACAGGCGAGGTAGAGAAGTATGAGGATGAGAATATGGTAACAAAAGCCATCCCGGATTTTTTCTCCCATAACATCGAGGGGCTGCTCTTTAACATGAATGGCAGTCCAAATGACCTAAATGGGAACATGATTCCTCTTTGTAAAAATGGTATCGGTGGGATTCTTCTTTTTGCGGATCCATTGGTGGAGGATGAAAATGTTTATTATGCTCCGTCAGCCAATCCGTGTACCGGGTATGCATCCAATGATGTAAATTCCACGGCAAATGTCATGCGGGGAAGTCTGAATCTTACGGAAAGTACGAAACTGGATAAAGGCTATAAGTTTGTGTGGGATTTTGCAACCAGTCAGGCGAATGGAACAATATCCGCTGTGGCTTTAACACATAAGTGGGGTGGTATCGGATACATGGGAGATGCCTATGACAATACGAATAAAAGATGGCAGATGAAAAGTACAGGTATTGATGCCAATGCAACGATAAGAACGGCATACATGAATGCTGTGGAAGTTAATTTTACAGGAAATTATTTGATTACCATTGGTCTGAATACAAGTAATGAAATCGTCATTCAGAAAATCCGAAAGGCATACAGAACCGTAGGTTTGAATGATACCATGCTGGATAATCAGATAAATATTATCGAAGAAAATAAGCTTACACCAACAATTTTCATTATGATTAATCCGAGTAACAACAGTGGTAATTATGATTTCTTTGATGGGAAAGACGGATATTGGTATGGTTTCTGGCATGATGCTAACAGTAGTGGAAATGCAGTGGTAAAATGGATAAAGATTAAGAAATCAGATTATTCATTTTCAGAAGGTACATGGACATTGGATAACTGTCAGTTGCAGAATGCAGGATATCGATATGGATATAATTCCAGTCCAAGTAGGACTACATACAGTGTATTGTTGAATGGATATCTTTACATGATGGCATACAATAAGCAGTCTGTGTACAAGATAAATGTGAATAATGCGGCAGATGTAACCCAGATAAAGTTGGGATTTACATCCAACTATAGTTGTCAGAGTGAGTATTATCGAAATACGAGTATGTATATGTTTGTTCTTGGAGACTGGATCTGCGGTTCTGATTTTCGAATTGCGTCCGATGACACGGTTTATAAGTGTGCAAACTCAATGCCTGTAGGATATTCAGGAACCCCGTTTTTTGAGTATGGTCCTTTTTATATTTCCTATGGTGGTTATGACAGCAGGTCGGTAAGAAGGGATTTCTTTCTGAGGACACCATATCTTGCCACCATCAATAATCTGTCTACTTCGGTTATTAAGACGGCAGACAAAACAATGAAAATCACATATACGATTGAGGAGCAGTAAGCATCTATCAGAAATGGTAGGTGCTTTTATTATGCACAAATTTGAAGGGAGGAAGGCTCATGAGTGAAAAAATCATGGAACTCATTACATGGCTTGGTGCGTTGGGAATACCATCCATTTTTGCCATGACAGTATGGTGCATCAGATGTTGTCTGCAATACACCAGACAGCTGAAAGTGCTGGCAAAGGCACAACAGGCACAGATGAGGTCACAGCTTTTGGAACAGTACCATTTTTATATGGACGATGGCTGGATTTCAGAGGAACACATGGAGGATTGGGAAAATCAGTACCAGGCATATCACAGCCTTGGTGAGAACGGAATCCTCGACAGCAGACGGGCAGAATTATTGAAACTGCCAAATAGAAAACCAAATAAGGAGGAACAGGACAATGAGTAAATATTGGAAGAACTGGCTGAAAGCATCCGGAATCAGAGCAGTCAAGACCGTGGCTCAGACAGCGGTCGCAACTATCGGTACATCTGCCGTTTTAGGAGATGTGAACTGGATTATGGTGGCATCTGCATCGGCACTTGCAGGCATTTTGTCATTGCTTACAAGTATTGCAGGTATTCCGGAAGTGAAGGAGAGTGATGAGTAATGAAACTTGTGGAGAGTATTCTTACAAAGAATCCGTGCTATACGGCAGGGAGGACAATTACAGTAAAAGGTCTTATGTTGCACTCGGTTGGATGTTCCCAGCCGAGTGCTCTTGCTTTTATCAAGAACTGGAACAGTCCGGTATTCGACAGAGCCTGTGTTCATGGCTTTATTGATGGGAATGACGGCACGGTTTATCAGACACTTCCTTGGAATCATAGAGGGTGGCATTGTGGCTCATCCATCAATGGTTCTGCGAACAATACCCATATTGGAGTGGAGATGTGCGAGCCTGCCTGCATTACCTATGTTGGCGGGGCAACATTCAAGTGTTCTGATATTACTACAGCGAAGGCTGTGGTAGAAAGAACTTATAAGGCAGCCGTTGAGTTATTTGCTATGCTTTGTAAACAGTATGGCTTAAATCCACTTGCTGATGGTGTAATCATTAGCCACAAGGAAGGACACAGCAGGGGAATTGCATCCAACCACGGTGACCCGGAGCATTTGTGGTCACAGCTTGGAATGGGATACACAATGGATACCTTCCGTAAAGCCGTGAAATCTGCAATGGATGGCTCTGAAAACAAGAAAGAGGGTACACAGGCATCTGTGTTTGCAGGGCTTTCAGAGAAAGATGCCGTGTCGGTTATTGGGGAATTGTGTCGAGAAGATATGAAGAAGAGTGGCATCCTTGCATCCATCTCGGCAGCACAGTTTATTCTTGAGAGTGGATATGGTAAGAGTGAACTCGGACAGAATGCCAATAATATGTTTGGCATGAAGAAATCTCTGTCCGGGAACACATGGACAGGCTCTTCATGGGATGGAACATCCGTTTATACCAAGAAAACACAGGAGCAGAACGCTGATGGTTCATATGAAACCATTACGGCTGATTTTAGAAAGTATCCTTGTGTGGAGGATTCGGTCGCAGACCATTCAGCATATCTGCTTGGTGCCAAGAACGGAAGGTCACTCCGTTATAAGGGCATTAAGGGAATGACGGATTACAAGAAAGTGGCACAGCTTATCAAGGATGGTGGCTATGCGACTTCCCTTACCTATGTAGATAAGCTGTGTTCCATTATCGAGAAGTGGAATCTGACACAGTATGATGTTTCGGAAACACCTGCACCTAAACCATCAACACCAGATACTGTCATGAAGTTCCCGGCTACACCATTTAGTGTGAAGGTAATCATTGATGATTTGAATTATCGTAGCAAACCATCAATGAATGGAACGGTTAAGGGGCAGACAGGCAAGGGTGTATTTACCATTGTGGAAGTAAATGACGGATGGGGCAGACTTAAGAGTGGAGCAGGCTGGATCTGGCTTGAAAATCCATCCTACTGTACCGTTCAAGGTACGGTTACAGAAACACCAAAGACCTCAAGTACCAAATCGGTAGACGAGATTGCAAAAGAAGTTATTCAGGGCAAGTGGGGAAACGGGGAGGAGCGTAAGAAGAAACTTACGGCTGCCGGGTATGATTTTTCTGTTATTCAGAAGAAGGGCAA